ATACTAATGAAAATTATGAAGATAATTTAACTATGAAAGATATTGAAAATACAGTGCAAGAAGAAATTAATTCAAGCCCACAAAAAACCACAGAAGAAATAATTGAAGAACCTCAAGGAAAATGTAAAACAGAAGGAGACCTTGTTAATTTTTGTATAAATTATAAAAGTTGTTGTGGAACTGGTTCAACTACTAAAGAATGTATATGTTCTCATCCTATTGTTAAAAATTGTAGAAAACAATTTGACACTTGTATTAATGATAAAGAACAAATAAAAATATATGGTAAAAAAGCATTAATGGATAAATGTATAGATGAAAATAAAGCTTGTTGTATTCCATATAATTCAATTTCAATTAATAGTGATAATTTTAAAACTCCAATTAAAAATAATCCAACAATTCATAAAATATGTAGTATTTCATCTATACCTAATGTAGAAGAAAAATGTATGGAATTATGTAGCACTAATCCTGAATGTAAAGCTTTTTCTGTTAATAAAGGTCAATTAGTTCAAACGTATGGAACATGTAATTTATATAATGCTATTAAAATTAATCAACCTAAAATTGATCCACTTACAGGTAAAGAAAAAGAAACAACAAATGCTGATTATTATATAAAAAAATAAATTATTTTTAATTCATAAATAGTTAAAATTGATAAAAATATACAAAAAATTGTTTTTTTATAATTATTAATTATAATATATAAAACTTTTGAAAATGGAAAGTTATTCAGTCCCAATCCAATTTGAAGAAAGCGACACAGAGTATGAAAGTGATGACAGTGATAGCAAATACGATGGAATAGAAGACCCAATCGAACGTTTTGAACTAGACTACGATGATATTAACAATACTTGTCAAAAGTATTTAAAAGTATTATCTACTTTACCTTCAACAGATGAAAAAGATGAAATTGAAACTCTTTTAAAACAAATAACAGACACTCTTTTAGATGCATATTTAGAATTGATTGAGGTTTGTTCTTCAACTGATGATGAAAAATACAATTTTATAAACAGTAAAGTTGAAGCTGCTGATATTATGTTTCAACGTATTACAAATACTGTTTCTTCATTTATTAAAAAAAATAAATAGATACAAAAAACTTATTAACTAATTCTATTTAATTAGTTAATAAGTTTTTTTTATTTTATTAATATTTATAAATTTATATTTAAAATATTTTAATTATGTAAAAAATAATATAAAGATTAAATTACTAAATATTAATATACTAAACTTTTTATCAAATAATAATTTATTATTTAAAATGAATAAAGAAGAAAATACTAATGAAGTAAATAATAAAGAACATCAGAGTAGTGAAGAAGTAATAGAAGAACATCAGTGTGATGGTGAAGAAGTAGAAAAACATAATGGTGAAGAAGATGTAGAAGAAGTAGAAGAAGTAGAAGAAGTAAAAGTAGAAGAACAACAGAGTGATGGTGAAGAAGTAGAAGAACAACAGAGTGATGGTGAAGAAGTAGAAGAACAACAGATTGATGGTGAAGAAGTAGAAGAACAACAGAGTGATGGTGAAAAAGTAGAAGAACAACAGAGTGATGGTGAAAAAGTAGAAGAACAACAGAGTGATGGTGTAGAAGTAGATGAAGTAGAAAAACAGAATGAATCAACAAATAATGAAGGAGAGAATATTAATGAAAAAACAAAAAAGAAAAAGAATAATAAAAAAGAATCTAAACCTAAAAAAGAAATTAAACCTAAATTTTCTTCTAATTGTTTAAAATGTAATAAGTTATTTAAAAATGAATCTTTATATAATAAACATACATTAGAACAAGTGTGTTATAAAAATACTGAGCTTACATATTGTAAATTATGTAATATTACTTTAACTACTCATAATGACTATAAAACTCATTTATTTAGTTTAGACCATATAAATCAAATAGGATGTAATACTCTTGAAAAAATTAATAAACCTAATGATAAAACAATTCATTCTTTAGATCCTTATTTAAATAAAAATGAAGTAAAAAATATATCTTCAAAAAATTTAGGTTCTTCTTTTACTTTTGTATATGAAACTGGTTCTACACAAACAGTATCTTTAATAAATAATGAAACTCATAATGAAACTCATAATGTAAATACAACTATAAATACAAATGAACGTACAAATAATAATGATAATTCTATAAACACTATTATTATTCCAGAACCAACATTAAGACAAACTAAAATTATAAATTTTTTAGAAAAACAAATATCAGATAATAAACCTATACATGATAGTGGTAATCTTTTTTATAAAATGTTAGATAATAAATTACAAATAGATGATTATAAAAATTTACAAAAAATTATTACACATCTTAACATTAATAATGACTATAAGAAAACTTATTTAGATACTATAAATCTTTTCATTTCATTTCTTGTTAAAGAAAAAACAAATAGAAAAACTATTTATAAAGATAAAGATATTTCTCAACTTGTTATTAATCTTACAAGTTAAAATTAATTTATAATAGTATATACTATTTTTTTTATTTTTTATTTTTTATTTTTTATTAAAAATTATTTTATACATTATATATAATACATAATAGAAAATGTTAAAAATAACAAAATCAAAGAAAAATTCTTTACCTAAATTAAGTATAAAAGATATAAAAAAAAATGAAATAACTACAATAATAATTTCAATTATATACAATATATTTGTTTTAGCTTATATATTAAATTTAGAAGGTAAAGACTGTCATTGTTTTCGTGATTGGAGACATGATTTTATGAAATATTATAGTATTTCACTTATAATATGGGGTTTAATAACAATTGGATTAATTATTTACAATGTTAATAATGAACTTATTAATGTTATTAGACAAATATCTATGTTTGCTTATTTAGTAAATGTATGGTGTTTATATAGTTATATAGGTATATTAGATACTATAAATTGTAAATGTGCTATAATAACATCAAAAAAAACCCATTATTTTCTATATTTATTTAGATATATTGTTGTAGGATTATTATTTATATCATTATTATATATTTTATTAATATTATTAAAATAATTCATATTTAAATTTATAAAAATATTTATATATATTAAAGTATATTTAATAAAAATAATTTATTAATAAATTAGAATGTCTTTTAGTAATAAAATTGCGATTGGAATCATAGCTACAATAGGTGTACTATATTTTGCTTTTTTAGTTATATTTACGATGGGAATATTTCAAGAAAAAACTGAAACAATAAAATGTCATAATATTGATACCAATTTTAATAATGGAAAAACTAAAGTTAATTTTAGTGGAACAGATTATGTTAAATTAATTGATGATAAATTAGTGGATAAATCAATATCTGGTATTTCTTTTGATGAAACTAATCTTGAATTTAGTAAATTCTCTATGGGATTCTTTTGGGTTTTATTTATACCTTTTTTTATATATAAAGGTAAAAAAATATTTAAAAATAAAATAAGTATAGGAATATTTAGTACTTTATTTCTATTTTATGTACCATATTTTGTTATAATTACAATTAAAATATTTAATAAAGAAACATTGAAACTAATATGTCCTCAACTTGATTTAGATACAACAGAAACTTTAGATAAAGTTAAAATAACTAAGTTGATTAAAGATGAAGATGTTAGTAAAACAAAAACATTAACAACCACACCTTTTGAAACAAGTGAATTAGGATTTATTAAGGCTTTTACAATAATTCTATGGATTATTATTATCCCACTTATAATAGTTTTAATTAAAATGTAAAATAATTTAATTTTTAATTTTTAATTTTTATATATTTTTAAAATTAAAATATTGTTATAAATTAATATATTTAAAATAAATTACAATTACAATAATGTCTATGTCTAATATATCTTCTTTTATAAACAATAAATATGTAATTACAACTTTCATTATTGGCTTAATTATTTGGATAATATTAATTTTTGTAGGTATGGGCTATATAACTGATAAAGTTATTAATGACTATGATGTTATAGAAAATAAAACTGGTGAAAAACATGAAGTTATTAAATTTTCTAAAAATCAAGAAAGAATTTCTAAAATGGCAATTATAATGTTCTGGATATTGTTTGTTCCTTTAAGTATTATGGCAATACTTTTACTTAAAAATAAAATGTAAAATATATATTATTTAAATCTTCAAGGGTGTAAAAAGTGAATTTAATATTAAAATAATTAATATGATTTTACTCTAATTCCTGTCTCGCTCATACCAATACTGGTTACAATATTAAATTTTATTTTCCTTTGTGTTAATTTTTTATGAACTTCAATTATATTATTACAACCTAAATAACTAAAACCAGATTTTAATCCTCCATTTATTTGTTCTATTACATCTACAACACTTCCAGATAATTCTTGTTCTCCATCTACGCCTTCTGCTGTAAATTTAGTTTTTAATTTATTTTCTTTTATAGTTTCTTTTTTAGTTTCTTTATCATTATTATTTATAGTTATAGTATTTAAATTTGTTTTTTCTTGTTTACTTAAATTTGCCATTGTAGATGCCATACCTCTTATATATTTAAATCTTTTTCCATTTCTATAAATAATTGTTCCTGGACTTTCTTCAGTTGATGCTAATGTTCTGCCTAACATTATTGCTGAAGCACCACACGCTATAGCTTTCATTTTATTACCTGTTTTTCCTAAACTACCACCATCACATATTATATTAGGATTAGTTTTATTTTCTATTTTATATTGATAACATTCTGAAACAGCACTAAATTGTCCTTTGCCGATACCAGTTTCTAAACGTGTAGTGCAAATACTTCCATTACCAACACCAACACGAATACAATCAACATCATAATTAGATAATGCTTTATATCCTTGCCAATTACATACATTACCAACCATTAATACAATATTTTTATATTTATTTCTAATAGTTGTAATTGCTTTAAATACATTTTCATTAAAACCATTGGCTACATCTATACATATTAAATCAACACCAACCGCTATTAATTTATCTAATCTTTCTAAATAATCACCTATAATACCAATAGCAGCACCTACACATAAAGATCCATTATTATCTATACAAGCTTTTTCTTTATTATTTTCATAATGTTTTATATTATTTAATGTAATTAATCCAACTAATTGTGAATTATTTACAATAGGTATTTTCTCTATTTTACGTTCTAACATTAATTCTTTAGAAATACTTAATGTTGTTTCTAATGAATGATTAGTCATAGATATATCTAATGTTATCAAATTTTTTGTCATAAATTCTTGTGCTGTTAATATAATATTATTATTATCATCACAATCTTCTATATGTTTTTGTTTTTCTATCATATATTCAATATCACGATGAGTTATAATACCTAATAATTTATTATTACTATCCACTATACAAAAAGAAGATACATTATATTGTTCGCGTAAATTTTCAATTTCATCAATTGAAGTTTCTGGAGATACTTTATATGGTTCAGTTATTATATATTGTAAAAAACGCTTTACTTTCATTACTTGAGAAACCTGATTATCTATACTCATATAACGATGAATAATACCTAATCCGCCATTTGTTGCCATTTTAATAGCCATTTCTGTTTCTGTTACAGTATCCATTGGACTGCTTATTAATGGTGTTTTAATTATTAATTTTCTTCCATTTGTACCAATATTAGTTTCTAAATTAATAGAACTACGTGTTGAAATATTACTTAATAATGGTTCCATCAAAACATCATCAAAACATAATGATTGACCTAAATTCATTTTAGTAAAATTTATTAGATATTAGATATTATATATTAGATATTATATATTAGATATTATAACTTTTATTTTATAACTAAAAATAAATAATATACTTATTTTTATATTAAAACGATTATTATAAAAATAAAGTAAATTAAAAAATAAATTAAAAAATAAAATTAAAAATAAAATTAAATTAAAATAATTTAATCTAAATCATCCAATATATCTTTTGTAGATATATTATTAATTTTAATATTAGAATAATTATTATAATTAGTATGATTTTTATCTTTTTTATCTATAAAATCTTTTATATGTAATATTGATTCATTATCAAATATCATAAAATACATAAATAATAATGGTAAAAAATGAAATATTGTTTTATCTAACGCATAATCTATTTTATCCATTTTATTCACTTGATTTATATTATTTATTTTATTATTATATTTATTTTGAGTAATATTATTATTTAATTGTAAAATAGTTTTTATTATGTTTGGAGTTTCATTATTTTCATTATTTTCATTATTTTCATTATTTTCTATTTGATTAAATATATATACTAATTTAAATAATTCTATTGATACATTCTGTAGCGCTAATTCAAAATCCATTAATTGTTCATAATCTATTTTACCATCATTAATATAATTATGAATATTTTCACCAATATACTTATAATTTTTATTAATTCTATTCATTCTATCGTCAATATTTTCAACATATTCTATTACTTCCATTTTACTATTTTTTTTACTTATTAATATTAAATATTATATAAATAGTTTTTATTCGCATAGTATATAAATTGTAAAAT